AGCGGGTCTTAAAGCCGATCTTGGGCTGGAAGGTGTTCTCCCCGACGGCACGTACCATCTGCAGGGGAACGTAAGGGCAGTAGAACAGACCAGCGTCATAAGGTGAAGAACCCTTATAACCGACAACGTAGTACTGGTTAGCAGCGCTGTTTGCAGAATAAGGATCGATGTAGACACGATACTTACCTTGCAGAACACCAGCGAAGGTGTTACCAGTGTCGTCAACGTTCAGGTTAGCGTTCAGAGCAGGAGTATAGTCCAGAACACCAGCCATGGTCAGAGCGGAAGCAACATCAGCTGAACACAGGATGATGTTACCCTTCCCTCTACGAGTTCTCTGGGCGATTGCGTTCGCATCTCTTTCGATTTGGAACAGCAGACCCTTGAACTTCTCAACCGACCAACGACCGTTGGAGTCGATATCCAGGTCAAACTCACCAGCGGTAGCGGTGTTGACGGTAGCACCCTGTTCAGCAACCTTATAGATGGTTCTGATAACTTCGCGGTTGATCTCAGCCAGAATCTCGGTTGAGAGAATGTTGGCGAGTTCAGCTTCAGCGTTCAGACCATGGATTGCCTTGAGGTCTTGGGCGAGTTCTAAGGAGTACTCGGCCTTCAGAGCGCGTGACTTAGCGGTAACGGTAACCTTCTCGATTGAGAAAGCCATCTGGTTGAAGTGATCACCAGTACCTGTTCCCAGGTTCTCAGCATCACCAGTAACCATACCCTGACCAACGTTGTAAGCAGCGGTGGTAGCGGTGGAAACAGGGTTCAGAACGGAAGGATTGGTGCCACTCTGAGAAGTTGTACCAAAACCAGCAGCAACGTCGGAGAAACCAGCGGTCAGGTTATTGCCATCATCTTGACCAGAGAAGGCAGAGTTGGCCTCGTTGAAGAAGGCCTCGGTGCCGTCCTGAGTGTTATAACGCGAACGCATCGCGAAGATCAGTCCGGTAGGACCGTTCATTGGTTGAACGCCTGCAACGTCATAGGCGATCAGGTTAGGCATTGAACGTCTGATCAGGGAGATCAGAACGGGATCGAAACCAGCGGTAGGACCAGCAGCGGCACTGGAACCACTGAAACCACCAGAAGCACCAGCAGCGTTAGCAGCGTTGGTGGGGGTTTCCATCAGGTTGAGACCAGAGCCGAATGATTGCTCTTCTCTCAGAAATCTTTCTTGGTTCTCGAGCAGGACAGCGGTAACAGCCTTTCTGTGCGAATCTCTGATAGGATCAATACCTTCATAGTTCAGAAGAGGCGCCCACTTTTCCTGCAGATGTTCGGAATTAAACATTTGCTTTTTACCTTAGTGAGTGTTTGATTAATATTAAATTCAGATTATTTTGTAAAAGTAGAGAGTGTCTTCAGATAAGCAGCCATTGATCCAGACATGTCTGGTCTTACCTGCTCAGTGCTCTCGGTCAGGGTCTCTGTTTTTACAGCTGCAAACTTTCTGGGGAAATATGATTCCTTTAAAGTCTCCAGTTTTTCACGATATGCGGTTTCACTTTCAAACTCTACGCCTTCAGCGAGTGAAGCGAGCTTCTCTTTCTGAGTGTCAGCAAGACCCTCGGAAATTTGATCAAAGATTCCTTCTGCAACCGACTCTGCGAGACGCTTGTTAAGGGAAATATTTTTCTCAATCTGCTCGTTGAGTTTTGTCTCCATGTCATCAAGTTTTTCTACCATATTGTGGAGAACATCATATTTATCTTCAGGGATTGATACATAATGTGCTTCAAAAAGATCCTTCATTCCGGAGAGGAAGGATTCAGTCATTTCGGACTTGAGTCCGGACTCGATAGCGAGTTCGTTCTCTTGCATCCATTCGTCGGCAACATACTCAAGGTATGAATCGACACGTTCTTGAATTTGAGCCTTGGCTTCCTCAAGACCCTCTTGGATTCTGAGGTCTTGCTCTTCTTCAAGACGCTTTTTGATTTCGGATACTTTAGCGGTAACGGCGGCTTCAAAAATAGTTTTAGCCTTTTCTCTAAATTCTTCGGAGAGTTCTTCACCACCAAGCAGAGCATTAACATCTTCTTCGATGTCATACTCTTCTTCGGTAGTTTCTTCTACTTCGGATTCAGCAACTACTTCTTGATCATCATCAAGAGTTACTTCCTCTTCTTCTTTAGCAACCTTCTTCATTGGTTCTGCAGGCTTAGCACCTTTTGTAACTACATCGCTTACAGTTTTCAGAGAAGGCTCACGCAGTTTTGCTGAATCATCATCTGGTTTGTAATTTTCTGGAGTTGGACCTCCAAGATCGTCTACGTTACCCAGTTGCGAACCATCATTTTGTAGCTTTTGCATAGGCTCAGCAGGTTTCGCACCAGCAGTCACGCGATCTTTGACCTGTGTTGTGCTTGCTTCCATTTCTTGTAAATTCCCACGAGACATTTGAACTTCTCCGATTAACCGTTAAATTTAATCTATACTTATTTAGTAATTAAAGATTTTGTAAAAAATTGTTGAAAAGATTCAACTTTTCCTCATCAAGTCGTTTTTGATCGACTAAAGTATTAATTGTGCGATATGTTTTACGAGCTTGAGATTCACGAAGGATTCCTCCGTCCCAGACCCACTCTTTTCCTTCCATAATTCCTTCAACAAATGCATCAGGAGCAGAAGGATCTGCAACAATATCAGCCGCAGTTGCAAGCATAAAGTCGTCACCAACAATATTAACGCCTTCTCTTGTCAACTTCAGGGATCCGATTCCTCTAGAGGAAACACCGAGTTTTACACCTTCATTGATG